GCATCGTTCATCACCGTGCTGCGCAACCGCGGATACCTCATCAAGGAAGCCGACAACGCCGTGCGGGACGGCCTGCGCGTGGTGTCCACACTGATGACCAAGCGCATGATCCGCGTCCGCGCCGACGCCTGTCCGAATCTGATACGTGAGATCAGCGGCTATGTGTGGGACGACAAGGCGAGGATGCGCGGCGAGGAGAAGCCGGTCAAGGTCGACGACCATGCCTGTGACGCGCTGCGCTACGTCATTAAGACAACCGCCAGCAGATGGCGGATATCCGCATGAAGGGAGTAATCGACAATGAGCAGGAGAAACGCACGACGCGCGAAAGGCCAGCGGGTGCAGCCCGTGGCGAGGAATCCCACCACCGAGACAAAGCCCAGCGGCATCACCCTGGACAGCTTCACCAATCCATTCGCCCGCCTGGGCGTTGGCCAGACCAATCTGCTGGAAGCTGCGGAATATCCGCTGACCAGGCTGACGCAGAACTATCCGCTGCTGAACAGCCTCTACCGCAACGACTGGATCGCCCGGCGCGTGATCGACACGATCCCCGAGGACATGCTGAAAAACTGGTTTGACCTGCAGAGCCAACTCACGCCGGAGCAGATCGGCCAGTTTGAGACGCTCGTGCGCAAGACCCACCTTAAACGGCAACTACTGGAAGGGCTGCGCTGGGGCAGGCTGTTCGGCGGGGCCGCCGGCATCATCGTGATAGAAGGGCAGGAGGACATGCTTGCCGAGCCCATCGATCTGGACACGATTATGCCTGACCAGTATAAGGGTCTGATCATCGCTGATCGGTGGAGCGGCGTCTATCCTGACAGCGGACTGGTGCAGGATCTCGGCGATCCCGATTTCGGTACCCCGGAATTCTACACCTTCTCCATGTCGGAGACGGATCTGGCTTTCGGTGTGCGCGTTCATCACAGTCGCGTCATTCGCTTCATGGGCCGCGACCTTCCCTATATCGAACGCACAGCAGAGAACTACTGGGGCATGTCGGAGTTGGAGCACGTCTACACAGAGCTGAACAAGCGCAACACCACCAGCGAGAACATCGCGCAGCTCATCTTCCAGGCGAACATCCGCACCTACAAGATGGCCGACCTCGGCCAGATGCTGGCGGCGACGCAGCCGGAGATTCAGAAGCGGCTGTATCAGGTCATGGCCATGCAGAACTTCCTGCTGTCCAACATGGGCATGAACGTGATGGACAAAGAGGACGCGCTGGAAACGCACCAGTACACGTTCTCCGGGCTTAATGACATCTACGAATCGTTCATGCTGGACATCGCCGGTGCCGCCGAGATTCCTGTCACGCGGCTGTTTGGACGTTCCCCTGGCGGTCTCAACTCCACTGGTGAGAGCGATCTGACCAACTACTACGACAAGATCAAGCAGAGCCAGGAAAGCGTCCTGCGGCCTGTGTTAGAAAAGCTTCTGCCGATACTGTGCATCAGCGTGTGGGGCATGGTGCCCGATGACCTGGATTTCGACTTCAACCCCGTGCGCGACACCTCCGAACAGGAACGCGCCGATCTCATCCAGCAGGGCAGCGCGGCCATCGTGTCCGTGTTCCAGAGCGGCCTGATCTCCCAGAGGACGGCGCTCAAAGAGCTGCGGCAGAGCGGCGCAACCTATGGCATGTGGTCGAACATCACTGACGAGGACATCGACAATGCGGACGATCAGTCGGATGCCGGCATGGACGAGCTGGGCATGGGCGGCATGACGCCTCCGGGGTCCGATCAGGGAGGTGGAGCCGATGAACAGGCTGGACAAGCTGTTCCTGCGGATAGCGCGGACGAGCCGCTGGAAGATGCGGCAGACGGCGCTGGATGGGCGATCTGACGAGCGCGGCATGGCGCGAGTGGCTCTTCGCATGTCCGATTCGATGAAAGACGCTGATGAGAAGTGGATCACCGTCAACGGCACACACATCAAGGTCGGTGAAGGCGGCAAGCCTGTGTCTGGACCTCCCGGTCTGAAAAAGGCTCTCTCGAAGAAAAATACGAAAAAAAGTAACAGCCAGAATAGAGGAAAAAACCAAAGCGCGTCGTATAATAGCAATACGGCTGAGAGTGAACAGCATGCATCTTCACAAAAGAATCCCGGAGGCAACATGACCGAAAAAGAGCTTCGGACGGCCCTTATGAGCTCTCCCAAGGAGAATGTGAGCGGCATCAGACGACATGTTATGGATGACGCCTGGGTCAAGCAGAGGGATGAAGCTCTTGAGAAAGGTAAGCTTCCGAGAAGCGGATTATCAGTCAGCGAGAAGAAGATTCGCAGCGTCGTCAGCAACAGGCTGAAAACAGGCGACTTTGAAACAATGACAGCGCGACGTGGAGATGCCAGAGCAACGATGAAGTTTAGTCACTCTATTGGATTGGCGTTCGTTTTAAGCAATAAAGGCGAGATCGAACAACAGAACACAAAGGTTTTGCGTGTCGTTTATTCAAAGAGTGATGGATACCACTTTTTCCCTGTTCCAGAAAAGGAGTGATTGCTATGGCGCGTTGGTTTGATTCTGCGGCGCATCAATCGCAGTTTGGTGAAATGTGCTTCGAGCATACCCCGATTACGTTGGTATTCGAAGACGATTATAGACTGGATTGCATACCAGTTTGGTTGTCTGGTGATGAATACTGTGTGATCATCGATCAGGATGATGATGGATACGGTGCCAAGCGCGGAGAGAAAATCCTTGGTGATCCTGAGGAGATCGCAGATGTGATCGTTCGGGACAAACTGCCCGAAGCACAGTCCGCGTAATTCTGAATTCTGCATGAAAAGCAGTCCGTGAATTCGGGCTGCTTTTTCTTTTGCAGCATGGAGGAAGATGATGTGCGCAAACGTTGGAAAAGACAGCGCACCTGACCGCAATTCAGGTGCGCCGGTGATTATGGGGCGTGTGTATTTCACTCCTTATCCCCCGATGACGTTGGAGGATCAGATCGATCAAACCCTATCCGACGTGGCTTCCGGCCGGCTTCCACCTTCTGTACTGTTAAAAGGAAATTCAGCTGGTTCATGTGCTGGATCAGCTGTGCTTCCCGGCCGTTCACATAGCCATAAAAGTACAGGAGATTTGGATTCTGGTAGCCGATAGATTCAACCAGCATCATTATCGGCTGTCCGAAAGATGCGAACATCAACCCGATCTCCTGGCTGTCGTCAAGGGCATTCTGGAATTCGGTAATCTGCTCTGCCAACTTCTCATACTGCCATGACGCCATATTGTATTTATCCGCATCGACAGCGGCGACAATCGGCCTTGCATCAAATGCTTTCAAGTACTCCATGTAATCACCCCCTTTCCGTGATCATGATACCACGGCCATGGGGATAATTACAACCAGCAACAGGCAGTTCGCGTAACGCGGGCTGCATTTTTCATGCCCGAAAAGAGGTGACATGATGGCGTACCCGAAGCTGCCCGACGTGCTGCCGCCTCCGAACTCCCCCGAATACGTGGAGCTGGCGCGTCAGATAGCTGTCAAGACAGGCGCAGCAAAGGAAGCGCCGCGCACCTACTTCATCGCCGAGCGACGGAAAGCGGAGCGTAAGTACCAACGCCTGATCAACAGGATTCTGAAAAAGGCGGAGGGCGAGGTCGCAAAACTGGTCGACCCTACGCCGGAACAGATCATCAACAAACTGTTGCAGATCGCCGCTTCTCCGCAGTTCGAGCGCATGTGCGAGGAAGCAGCCCGGCAGACGGTGTCGATGCTGGCCGTGGGCATGAAGCGGTCCTGGAGGGTGGCAGCCGAAGCGTCCGGTCAGGGGCGTCTGATCTACCAGGCGCTCATGAAGGAGACCACCAACACAGTGCTGGGCCAGTCCATCAGCGCCATTGTCACCGAGAACTCCAAGCTGATAAAGACGTGTCCCCACGACATGGCGCTTCGCTTTTCCAAGCTGGCAAGGCAGCGCGAGTTCGAAGGTGTGCGCCCTGATCAGATCACAAGGGAGATCATGCAGGAGGCCAAGCACCTGCGCGAGTATGAGGCGCGGCGAATCGCACGAACCGAATCCGCGAAGGCATCCACGGCACTGGTGCAGTCCAGGGCGGAGGCGCTGCACCTGGATTTCTACATCTGGCGAACCGCCCACGATTCCCGTGTCCGTGCACAGCACGAGAAGATGGACGGCGTTATCTGCCGGTGGAGCGATCCGCCAGACCCCGAATCAATGGCCGGTGAGAGGAGCTATGGCCGATACCATCCCGGCGGCATATTCAACTGCCGCTGCATTGCGCTCCCAATCATCGCCCTTGAGGATATCAAGTTCCCGGCGAAGGTTCACATTTCCGGGCACATTGAAACGATCGGCTCCCTGGCCAAGTTCAAGGAGCGGTTCGGAATCGCAGCGTAAAGGAGGATATCAGGAAATGAAGAAGACGGTCAATGAAAATATGGCCCCTGACACTGAAACGGCTGAAAAGGCCGTTGCAGCGGAAGCCTTTGATGTGCTGCCGTCCGAGACGGTCAGCGTTATCGCGGGCAATCGCCTGCTGTTTCATGGACAGGGACTGACGGGCATCACCATCTTCAAGCAGAACGAAAACAAGGAGGGATAATACATGAGCAAGCCTATGGCCATGAGCGGATACCTTGACGGTACCGGTAATTCTCCGCATGCCGCGCATGCTGACAATGTACTG